CTGATGACTTCCCGGAATCCATGACGTCCCGGACACGCCTCTCGAGCTTTGGGATGCCCTCCCCACTCCGGATCCCCTCCTCGAGGGTCGTGATCAGTCTCTTCCCCATCTCGTCCGTCATTCCCTTGATATAGGAGGTGTTCCTGGCCCTGAGCCAGTCGATCGTCCTCCAGTCAGCCGCGTTAAGGTTCTGGTGGCCCTCGGATACAGAGACATCGATCCCAACCTTCCCCAGCTCCATGGCTGCGAACCTCTTCCCTGCCTCATAGGCCTTAGGGATATGTTCATCCACGGCCGTGGACCCTCTTTTCTTTATCTCCTGGTTGATCTCCTCTATCGTCTCGGTGAGGTCATGGGGATCCAGTCGGGTCTCGAGAGATCGGGGTGGGTCACTATCTGGGGTGGGTGTCTCCATGAGGTGTGGCGGGATTCGTACGGCCAGGACCACGATGGCCTGGATCATCGCCTTCTGATAGAGTGTGATGAGTCCAACCAGGTCATGCTCATAAGCCCGGGTGAGTCTCCGGGTCCCCGTGGGGTCCCAGAGGGCTGATTTACTATACCGCGTTCTTGCCATCCTTCACTCGGTCCTCCTCATCACCTTCTGGGGGGCCGGCCGGCGGTTCCGTCTTCTTCTTTACCACCCCGGGGATCCAGTCGTCCTCATAGTCATCTTTGAACTGGTCCGGGTCGATGTTAAAGACCTCCTGGATATACTTCCTCGGGACGATTGAGAAGGGATCCGATGGATTCGCCTTCATCAGGGTGGAGATCCACTCTGCTTTATCCTTCTCGTCCTGGGGATTCACATCGTTGAAGACGATCTTCACGGCTCCGGGCTTCCCAGTGATCCGGTCGATCACCTGCTGGTTATAAGCCCTGGCCACAACCTTCTGGAGGGTCGCGATCTTGTCATACCAGGCGACCATCCGGACCTTCGCGGTCGCCTCAGTGGACCCTCTCCCGAGACCGAGGAGCTCCTCGGGAGTCCCTAATGCAGTACAGAGGCGATCGATCGAGATGTTATTATACATCTCCACCCCAGGGATACCAGTGGTGTCCAGCTCAGACACTTTGACCAGGGCATTTGTGACATAATCATGTTGAGGTTTGAGCTCCTGGATCTCCTTCCGGATGTCCTCCATGACCTTCTTCGGCGGTTGTTTCTCGGGGGTCCCAACAACTACATGATGACGAGGATGGCCGTGTCGCTCGATCGCGGTGCTCGTCCCTTCGGCGGTCTTCGCGTCCCTGAGGATCTCGTCATATGCTCTCTCGATGAGTGAGAGACCATAGACTGATCCGGCGGTCTTGAAGAGGGTTAGCCTGACAACTTCCTGGGGCTTTAGGATGACCTGCTTCTTCTTTCCATCCACTATCACCTCCTGGACATACTCGGAGATCCTCCCCTTTGCATCGTGTTTGAATGTGACAGTTGAGGCGTCCAGGGTCACGATCGCCCCAAGTTTATCCCCTTTCTTTGTAGGGACGAGCTCCTGAACTGAGTCTCCCATCACGAGAGCCTCATCGATCGCCTCTCCCATGGCCCGGCCGAAGTCGATCCGGTCATCAGCCTCCTTGACAAGTTTGACGAGACTCTCGTCTTCACCTGTGATCTGGTATCCATTCGAGAGGATAAAGAGGCGATAGGAGTCCAGGGCCTCGGCAACGATCCCGCCCTGTTTCTGGACTGTCCTCCAGGCCGTCATCCGTTCCTCTGATCTTTCCCTCGGGGCGAAATAGTCCACCCCAGACCCGCTGGCCCCGGCGGTATATGCCTTCGGCTCGGCGTCATCATCCTGGATCTGGGGGCCCAGACCCAAACGTCTCTTTATGTCTTCGATAAATGTCATTATCTCCTCCTGATCGGCGGGAGGGTCCAGACCGTCTCGCCCTCATCCTGGACACCCCCGAGGTGGGTGTGGATCGCGTACCTCATCGCGTCCATGAGGTGGTCCCGCCACTTCACCGGATCCTCGAGGACCCGGCCGGTCTTATCCTCACGATACTTATACCCCCGGATCTCCCCGAGGAGGTTCACACTCTCCGGATGGAGGTGGAGTCTATACCGCTTCACCCGGTCGATCCCGTCCCGGATGTTCTTCTGGGCCGGTATCACATTAAATCCGGCTTGGACCATCTCTTCTATCCTGTCCGGCTCGGCTGAATCTGCATAGATCGGGACCTCTGGATCGATCCCGAGATCCTTCATCTTCTGAATGAGCTCCGAGTTCGTGAGCTTCGTCTCATAAATGATCTCCTCGAGATAGGGTTCCTTATCCCGGATCCCGACCTTCACCAGGGCTGATGGATTATTAAAGCCAAAGTCCAGGCCATAAAAGACATCGTGGAACTTCTCTGGCCAGGCCATCATGGGGTCCACCTGATAATGGGTATAAATGATATTCTTCAGAACCCCAGGCTCACCGAGGGCATAGATCCGATAATAATTTTCATCGATCTCCTTCAGGCTCTCGAGCTCTCTCCTATACTCCTCGCCCAGGAAGGGATTATCCAGATACGTCGAATGAAGAACGGCCGATCCTTCCTTTCTCCCCTGGACGAGGTCCATAATCAGCCAGTGGTATTGGTCCACCGGGTTAAACGTGAGATAGAGATGATTCCCCATCGGTGTGGGAAGTCTTAGCCTGAGGTTGAGCTGGAGGAAATCTTCCCGGGTGATCTCGGTAGCCTCCTCTACCCATATCTGGGTCGCCTCGTAGCTCTTTATCTTCTCCGGGTCGTCAAGCCCCTTGAAAAGGATCTCGTTCGATTTCCACCGGATCAGCATCTCACTTTTATTCCAGGTATCCTGGTTCAGGGGGAAGCCCGCCTCTTTCAGGAGGTCCAGGACCAGGCGGTACGCGGTGATCCGGAGTGATGGGAGTGTCTTCCTTGTCACGAGCATCCTCTCCCCCTCCCCCTCGAGAAGGTTCAGGACGAACCTCTGGGCCACCGATCGGGACTTCCCTGATCCGGCCCCCCCATAGGACACTATGAACCTGGCAGCCTGGTTCTCATCAAAAAAGTCCCAGTGTTTCTTGAGCTGGATCATCTCCCTCGCCATGGCATCACACTCTCCTGATCAGGATCTCGATCGGGCCACCATCCTCACCGGAGTGCTCGATCTTATCCCTCCATTCGTGTGGCTTCCGGTTCTTTAGCCAGAATATCTGAGCGGTCACATCAGGGAGTACCTTCTTCGTGGTCTCCTCGATCCTCGTCTCACCATTCGGGAAGGTGATCACTTTCCTCTCGACATACTCAAAGCCTATCGCCCTGGTAAAGAGGGAGGCCTCTACCTTTGAGTCGGCCTCGAGCTTCCCCTCCTTGAACGCCTCCCTAAATTCTTCGTGAACCTTAACCCATTCCTTCAGGGTGGAAGTAGCGATGTTCAGGGCCTCGGCCATCTCTTGGTTGGTCTTCCCCAGCCTGGCAAGGGCGAGGACCTGGCCCGGGTGACGATTGGGGTCATATCTCGTGGGTCTTCCCCGGGTCTCCTTCTTCTCTCCTTTGGGGGCCTTCTCCTTCATGGGCCTGACCCCTCCGGGATCTCGAATGGATAAAGTGTATTATCGACGAGGAGATAGAAGCCGTTCGCGGTCTCCGGGTGACAGGTTGTTTTTCTCAGATATTCGAGGCTCCCTTTATCGAAGAGACCCCCGAGATCCGCAACCTTGAACTTATGCGACCGATCCCATCCCTGGGCGAACTGGTGGCCATGGCCCCCGAGGACGTGACATTGTTTTTTTGCGGCTAGGTCCCGAACCACTGAAAGGGGGGTAATCCTATAATTTCTCGGGTGACAGAGGAGCCACTTCTGATCTCCCTGGATGACATAGAAGTGATCGTCATTCGTGACCTCATAACCGGAGAGGACCTGGGTGAGGGAGAAGAGGTTCTCCATATCCATTTTCCCCCCGTTCAGGTCGATCCACCTACCCTCGTGGTTCCCTGCTGAAAAGAAGGTATTTGAAAACCGCCTCTTGATCCATTTCAGGACGAATGCGACGGCCTCGATCTCTCCCTGGAAGGACTCCATGGGAGGCATCTTGGTGAACAACGAATAATTATCACAGTCCCAGAAGTCACCCACGACCGCCAGGAACTTGACATCATGATCCTTCCTGACCTGGTCCAGGAGCTCAATGTGGGGCCATGACTCAAACGGGATATGCCAGTCTGATGTGACCAGGATCGGCTCGTCCTCATCCAAGGAGATGTTCAAAGGGTTCATCTGGTCAGAGATCATCTGAGCGTATCGGCGATCTGTTCTCCCGATCGTGGCCCGGATCCGTCTCATCCTCTCACGACAGGCCTCCGGGTGGTTTTTCTGCCAGAGATTTCCCTTTGCGCTCTGGGTCTTCATCCGATTGGCGTCTCGTTTTTTTTGAGCGTCCGGATCTTTACTTGGGGGCATCAGGCCCCTCCTTTCTGGAGGGCCTCCCTTATAGCCTTAAGCTCGGCCAGGATCTCCTTCTGAACATCGGCGATATAGAAAAGGGCCTCAAGTGGGTTGATATTCCCCTCGAGCTTCACGTTCATGATCCTGGCGAGGGCCTCAGTACATTCCAGGATCCTGGCCTGGAGGTCATGGACTGCCTGGGCGGCCTGTGTGGTATCGGCGGTGATGGTGATGTGGACCTTCCCAGGAGATGATCGTGGCTTCGGGGGATCCTCTTTCTCACCCTCCCCATTGACGATCGCGAGTGCTTCCTCCAGTGTCTTCCCGCCTCGGTTGATCATCCACCATATCTTATGGTATCTTGGATCCTTCGAATTAAATGGGATTTTTGACCTTGACCGTTTCTTTCTCATGAAGCCAGGAGTGGGGTGCTGACCCCCATACAAGCTATTGTATCCTGTCCTTTTTTTGAAGGGTCGTGCTCAGTTGTGTCATTATAAGTGTGAATCATACCTGTGATTGTCACTAAACTCCTGGCAAGCCGGACGAGGGATTCGAACCCCCAGCCTTTTCCTTACAAGGGAAATGTTCAGCCATTTGAACTTCTCCGGCGTGGATAGTGAAATAAGGGGAAGTGATCTATTTCCCGTGCCTTGCTCGCCAGGCCTTTGAGGCATCCGAGTCATTCATCAGGATCTCGATAATGTCTTTGTTACCGTTCCATGTCTTGCCACTCGGGAATACCATCTGATAGACCAGTTCGTCTGGGAGATGTGCGAGGTCAGGATTCGGATTAAGGCGAACTTTGATCCCGTCCCGCTCATATAGTGTTGCTCCCCGGGGTGTCCCCTCGGACGACACAATCACGGGAGTTCCTTTCATCTGATCTGTCGTTCCCACCAGTTCGGGAGGCTGGATTCCTATCAGGTAGTTATAGATCGCCTCGGAGAGCTTGGTCACAGTCGGGGAGACGGTGAACTTAGCCCCCACAAATTTGATCAGGGACTCGGTGATGATGACCGCCCCAGCGCTCGCCTCGAGGATCCCGAGAAGGCCCTCGGTCGGAATGATCGCCCCGTTCATCAGGTAGTTTGCCAGGCCGATACCACCAGCGAGTCCCAGGGTCCCCCAGAACTTAGCAGGGGAGAACTCTTCACCTTTCAGGAGAGCCCTCCTTCGATAAATCAGCGAAGAATAGACGATCGCCGTGGCCATGGGGATACCCACGGACATGAGGATCTCAATAATCTCTGACATGGAAAAGTCTAGATAAAAACCTAATAAATACATTTAGAAGTGTCCCGGTCCCGTGACATTTATAAAAGAATTTTTTCCACCTGGACCAGATATTCTCATGTCATATACTTCCTGGGTCTTCCGGACCCTGAAAGAGGGAGGAGGATCGATGTCTCTGGCCGAGCTCGAGACGATCTTCTTCCTTGAACATGGAGAGGACGAATCTCTCCTCGCAGCTCTCGATCTCACATGCGACCGCCTTGAGACTGAGGGCCTCCTGGTCAGGTCCCAGCGGGATGGGTGGACCTGGTACTCAATCAGGTTCTACCTGGACCCCGCGATCGACCCGGCTGATGTCAAGAGATCAAGGTATTATGAATATGAGAAGATCCAGGCCGCCAGACTTGAGGGGGCCGGGTCAGGAGTCCCTAATGAGTACGAATCCCCCCTAATCCCATTTCTCCCGGAGTTCAACCAAGCCGGGGTCCCCTCCTGCGTTGGTCACGCGGGAGCGTTCGCGGCCCAGGCAAATTATCTGGCTGTGACTGGTGATCGGCCGGAGACCACCAAGATCGTCCGTGACCAAGTGGATCCGGCGACCGGGATGATCTTCGATCAGTTCTTCCGGACGGTCTTCTCGCCGTGGTGGATCTATTGCCTCACCAGGAAAAGGGGCCACATCACCGCCCCAGGCTCGAGGACTGAGCTCGTCCCTGAGATCCTGAAGGAGATCGGGGGCGTCACCTGGGACAAAGTACTGACCCCAAAGACAACCGACCGCGCCCCTGAACTATCGGATAAGACGATCGAGGAACTCCGGACAACGGCCGCCGGCCATCGGATCAGGAGCTACGCGAAGATCACCACCTGGGAGGGTCTCCTGGAGGCGATCGCCACAAATGGCGGCCGTGGGATCATTATGCCGATCAATCTTTGGGAGGATTATACCAACCCTCTCCCGGACGGGACCCTGCGATGTTCTCCGGGGAAGGCAATCGCCGGATCTCATTCGCTCTTTTGGCCGTCCTATAAAGATGGGAAACTGATCGCCCTGAACTCATGGGGGTCGTTCCTCCGTAACCTGAAGATCAGCCGGGAGTACTGGGAAACGATGGCCGGGCCCGCCTTCGTCTTCCTTGATAACGAGGAGACCCGGATCGCTCAGGCAATCTATGTTCTCACCACGATCTCAGCGGTCATGAAGAAGAAGGACGGGACAGAGGTCCCGCTCACCTGCTCCTGGATCATGGTTGACCAGGACAAATATACTAATGTTAGCGAGGTCAAGGCAATGCTCGAAGGGGGGCGTGAGTACAAGATCCGGGCCCAGGCCACCATCACCGCGAGGGTAACGGCCCGGGTCATCGAGGAGACCATCCGTGTCCCTGAAGGTGTGGATGCCTCGTTCAATAAGATCATCTTTGAAGAAGGGGGAAACTCAATTAATGATTTCCTTAAAAAGCTGAGAGCATTTTTTAAATGAGTGTCGCTATTCCTTTTTTATGGCTGAACTTACAGAGAAAGAGCGATCCTTCTGGGGGAAGGTGTTCCTCATTGGTCTCCTGCTGACGATCCTCGGTCTGATCGCGATCTGGATCGTGTGATGTTTCCCGATAGAGGAAAAAAGAGGTTACGAAGGGCCGAAGGAGTCATATGTGAAGCTGAATCCCATATTCAGCTTCCCGCTCATCGAGGCCCTGGTTTCATGAGTCGTCTCGAGCTCGGGGGAGGCTACACCATCACATGACAGGCCGCCATAGATCGCGTGCGTCTTCCCGAAGGATGTCATCGTCCCGATCATGGCTGAGGGGGCCGGCTGGACTGCTTGGGTCGGGCCTCCTGCGTTCTGATATGTCACCCGGATCCCAGACCCGGGAGAGACCTGGCCGCTCAGTTCTGATCCATACATCCCTGAGCTAAACATGACAGACCCGCCGCCATACACATCTTCACAAAGTTGGGCGGCCCCTTTGTCTCCACCATTGATCATACGAGACATATAGAAGGTGTCAGAGAGTGCGCCCCCGGATCCCTGAAAATCGATCGCTTTCACCGAGACCGGAATCGACGATGGCCCCATCGAGGTAAAAGTTGACTCTGTCGCGAGGCTCGTGATCCCCACACCAGTAAGGAGATCCGTGGCCACGGAAGTGACTCCTGAGCTATTCCCTAATAACTGCCAGGTGTTCGTCTCGCTAAACATAGTCGATCCCTCACAGGACCCTATCACGCTCGCGGTGGTGGTGACCAGGGAGGGGACGAGCTCCTCCTCAGGGGGTTGACCGAAGGGACAGATGGATACAGCCATGACTGGGATGGCCAGACCCACCACAAAGATCCCGATAAGAAGAGTGGCTAACGTCTTCATAGAAGGCTATGGCCCCTATTGAAAAAAGTATTTTTAGAAGTGTCCCGGTTTTTATGGCGGCCGGAAAATCAGATATTTGTTTTATTCTAAATAGTATATTACAAAAAATATAAAAAAAGTATTAATTTTATATTTTGTATGGTTATATCCCCTCAAAAAATGAGTGTGTGTATGGGTGTGACCTTACATTTATTTACCACTTATTTATTCCTCCCATCACACCACCACTTCCCCGAAGCTGGCCAGGTCGAGTGGCTCCTGGGAGAGCCTCATCCTGGCGATCTCGATCGTGTCTTCCTCGATCTCGAATCCGATAAAATTCATCCCCAAGAGCTTCGCGGCCAGGAGTGTGGTCCCTGACCCAGTGAAGGGATCCAGGACCAGGTCCCCGGGCTTCGCAAACGTCCGGATAAGATGGATCGCCTCATGGATGTCCTGCTGCCAGGCGTGGTAAGCCTTCGACCTGGTCCCGCTGATGACGTCGAGGGAGACCCGGTTGAGAGCCTTGATCGGGGGTTTCTGATAAACAATCACCGGCTTGAATCCGGCGATGATGTTCCTTGCATGGACGAGGGTTTTTGCCCCAGAGTTTCTCTGAGTAATGATCCAGTAATATACGAGTCCGGCATCGTCCATGATCCTCATGATCCGGTTGAGATTGATCTGCCCGCAATATGAGATCAAGAATCCAGAAGGCTTGAGGACCCGGATACTATGGGAGGCGAGGACGGTATAGGCATTCCCCCAGACTTCCTTAATATAAGGGGGATCTGTGAAGATCAGGTCCACACTCTCATCCTCGAGGATCGCCATACCTTTATCGCAGTCCATTAGGTGGACCTGATTGGTCTCGATGGTCATGGCGGTCTTCATGTCAGCGGGACCTCCTCTTCTCCCGCCTGGATGACCTTGACCTTCCCCCCGGTCACGATGATCCTGGCGAGCGGCCGGCCCTCCTCTTTTGTAAAGTGCCTCACAAATCGCCGGATCTCCCCATCCAGTGGATTCCTGATCGTGTTCACAAGGTGTTCATCCACGGGATCCACCAGGATGTGGAGGGTCATTTCTTCTCCTCAGGTCTGAGCGCCCATATCCACTCAAAAATAAAGAGAAGGCCACGATCCTCTGGTCTCTGGATAGGGACCTCCCCTTCTGGATACTGTCCAGCCGCGAGCTCTCTCCCTCTCCTTGCCATATACTCAAGCTGCTCGCAGACATCCAAGACATCCACTACTCTCATAGATCAACCTCCAGAAGGCGATTCCGGTGGTAATATCTCATCATCTCAGCCACCCACCTGGCCATGAATCGGAGATAAGGGAGGTCGCTGGAATAGTGGAGGGCATCGCAGGCCATAAGAGGCTGGATCCCCCATTCCTCTATGACAGCCCAGAAATCTCGATTCCCGTCCAGGCGGGGATCGTGACAGAGACCGAAGAGGGCGCACACATCACAACAATTAATCCCCATGGTTCGCCACCTCCGGGATCCTGGTGAAAAAGTGGATATAATATACCTTATCGGTGGAGAATTGACCGCCGTGGAGCTTCCTCCATGTGTCCTCGAATTCTCTGGGAGAAGTGAATCCCTCAATCGTATAGAGGAGATTTTTGACGTTTTCCAGGTGGATGAGATGGACATCCAGGATCCTGAACTTGACCCCATCCAATCTGAACGTGTCTCCCCGGAATCCTTTTCTTTCTCCCCTTGTAGTTGCAATCTTCATTCCCTCAAGAGCGGCTTTCTTCATCTCAGGTGAGAATGGGATCTTGACTTCAGACATGGCGCTCTCCACCCCGGGCGGCTGGTTTGTTCACGATGACGAACCAGACGCTCTCGCTCTCCCTCTTTTTTATGACTGTCGGCTCGACCCCCGTCCGGTGATAATAATCCGTGGCATAGTCGATCGCCTCCCTCGCTGAGTATTTCGTCGCGAGGACCCTGACGGTCCCGGCGGTGATGTCTGCCTCGGTGGGCTTCTCTGGTGGGATCGCCCCCCATTTCTCGAGGGTTGTCATTCGATCCACCCCTCGGCCCGATATTCCTCCACCAGGGTGACGACCCTCTCGAAGAAGACCCTCTCCCATGGGAGAAGACACTGGTCCTTCATATCAATACGGGGCCAGTCTCTCGCGAGGGCCATGATCTTCCCGAGCCTCCTATAGAAGATGTCGGATAATAAGGCCCGGATGTTCTCGCCACGGAAGACGAGGTCCTCGATCTCCTCATGGGGCCGCCCTGCTTTTTTCATCCGGTCGATCTCGGCGCTTATCTGTTCGGCCTGGCCCTTATACTCGTTCACGAGTGCCTGGGTGATGTCATAAGGGGCTGGGCTGTCCAGCTCCATATACCTGGCCCAGGCCAGGGGATCGTGGTTCTCGTTCATTCGTCCACCACCAGCTTGATCCGGATCTCCCTGGTGGTGTTGTCTTCCACCAGGCGATCGACCGCGACCCGGAGAGCCTTGATCTCATCTGTCATCTCGCGAAGGAGGGCGGCGAGGTCCTGATTCTCTCCGGTCATGACATACCGACCCCCGCCTGGAGCTCGCGATAGGCATGGACCAGGTCGCTGAGCTCGACATCGTAGCCGCTGAGCTTCGAGACCTTCGTCAGGATCTTATCGAGGGCTTCGGTGTGGTCCCCGTGGACGTCATTCTCCGGGAGGTATCGGTCGAAGTGTCCCACCTTCATGAGGATGGCGATCGAGGCGTCCCGGATCGCTTTCTGCCTGGTCTCGAGATACTCCTGGGCGGCTTTCTGCTGAGCTTCAGCGTCTTCTGTGATCTTCTGCTGAGCCTGGAGATCAGACCTGACCCTGGCCACGGCCTCCCGGACCATCTGGGAGAGTGGGGTCTCAATCGGCTGGCCGTCACTCACAAGGGCCATGAGGGCCTTCCTCGTGAAGTCAGAGAGGTTAAAATCATCGCCAAATTTATAGCGAGCGAGCCAGAGAAGATCCTGGGGGAGATAGACCGAGGTTCTGAAGTCGCGGCTCATCTCTCCCGCCTCCCTCTCTCTCTCTCTCTCAGCTCGGTACTCAGTAGCATAACATAACATAACATAACAATCACCGGACGATCCGGAGGGTCAGGTGAGGGTGAGAAGCCTCGAACATCTTCTTCTTCAGTTTAAAGGCCTCTGTCTCCACCCCTTTGACATCCTCGATCTCGACACGGCCATCCTGATAGGTGACCTTGAAGTCAGCGACATAGGAGATCCCACGGAAGGCGATCGTCTTCTCGCCACACACAGGACAGCGATCTCCCTTTGTCTTCCTGAGTATGAGGCGACAGGGGAGACACTTCCTGAACGGCTGGAATATCTCAAAGGAAGGGTGGACCTCGATCGCGATGACCTGGGGGTCGTTCTTCAGTTGCCAGTACCTCTTTTCCTCCCTCTTCGAGTCGAATGTGAGGCCTCCATTGGTTGTGACCCGATGAGCGTTATACTTCGACTTCGACCTTCTCACGGCCGTGGTCATAATGGTACCTCCTGGTCAGGTAGAACCGGCCAGAAGTACTTGAGGTGTCGGGAGTTCGCCTTCTCAAGACGCCTCCCCCCCTTCTTCTCCACAAGAGCAGTGACCATCCCTTTCAAGGCTTTGGGTGATACTTTCCCAAGATGAGGATATTGATCGATCATTAAGGCGATGAGATAATCTCGGCTGATGATCTCGTTTTTCCGATCTTTCATTCGGTATTCATCAAGGAACCTACTGACCTGGTCGTGATATTCTTGAAGTATAGACATGATGACCTCCCAGACATGAGAATCTTCCAGTTAAAGTTATCGAGGATCGGCTCTTTCCGAATCTCGTGACCACACGCGAGACATTGATACCCCAGGATCCTGAAGATTGGGCCTTCATACCGCCCAAGAAGGTCGGAGTGGACTAGGAGATGACCACATTCATCACATTGCCACCCATGTCTCAAGAATGGGAGATCCCAGGGGTTAAGGATAGGGTGGGGGCGACTCATCCGGGCTCGCCTCCATCAAAGGCATCGAGCTGAGCCTGGGCCTTATCGGATCCCGGGGCGATGTCGCTCGCCTTGATGGAGGTGAGTATCTCAGCAATCAAGAGATGAGAGGCGATTCCTTCATCCGAAGAAAAACCCTCCCTTTTGATTCTTCGGGTGATCGATCCATTGGTCCCGTCGTGGTCTTTTACCTGGACGGTCACTGTGGCATCATAGTGATAGGACATCAGGACGACACCCCCGGGGCGATCTTGTTCGCGAGAGAAGAGGGGGCCGGGGGGTCCTGGAAGGACTTCTCTGAGGATCCGGTCTCCACGATCTCCCGGGTCATCTCCCTGAGCTCGAGGGCTTTCCTGATCCTCCGCTCGGCGTCATCGGGGCGGCCGGCATCGAAATAAATCTTCACGCTCCCCCCCTTTCCTGGTGTTCCGATCTCGATGCTGTCCTGGAAGACCGGGGTCTCCTGGACGGTGATGTGCTTTATGATGCTGACGTTCTCATCTGACATTATTCATTCACCCCTGTGATAAGGGCGGTCTGGTGGTCTTCAGACAATACAGGTTAATGGGGCGGCGATATTGTCCCTCGATCTGGCTGATCTTCATGATCTCCCCTCGCTTCCGGAGGTTCGCGATCGCCCGTATATATGACGAGTGTGGCGTCCCAGGCCCCAGGATCCCGAGTTCCTCGAGGGTCTCGCAGGTGAATGAGAAGGGCTCGAGCTCGGTCATCCTATTGAGGAATATGAGGATCTCCCGTTCCTGGCTCTCGGCCTTCATTCCATAGGCTTTAAGCTGGGTCTGGCTCAGATCGTGCTTCTGGTGGTATGATCGGATCATCTCGTCATCCTCCTCCCGCAGGTGGGACAGATGCACTCATCCGGAAGATACTCAGATGGCGAGAACTCGGTCCCACACTCAGCACAATACCAGACATTAGGCTCTGGATAGAGCTCCTCTTCCGTCAGGTCCCGGAAGACCCCGCCTTCGCAGATCGACGGGGTCACCAGAATCGCCTCCAGCGGTCGAAGAGATAGAGACCCAGGAGGATCACAGCGGTCGCGACGGCATACCCGAAAAGGATAAGATAATCAGTCATCCCCCAGCCTCCCGGAAGAGCCGGCCGGTGATCTGGATGGCCTTCTCGAGGACCTTCTCCACGACCTGATCGAAGTCCTCGCTCGGGTGGTTCGACATCCCATAAAGGGATGCCGCGACCTTCAGCGACGACTGGAGCACGATCAGGCGTTCCTTATCTGCTGGACCCGGTGCCTTATCCTGGGTCACTGGTGGCGGCTGGGGGGTTGATCCTGTTGATTGTCCACCCTGGGGAGGAGCCTCCTTTCCTGACCCCGTGGCGGCCTTGCCCTGGGTGGTCTGAGCGGGTTCCTGGGTCTGCTGTTTCTCCTGGTCCTTTATCTTCTGGTATTCCTCACATCGGTGGCGGCCACCTTCCGGGTGATTATAGGGGACCCACTGGCCGCCCTCCTCGTGATAGGTGATCGATTTCCCGCATCCTTTACAGGCCGCCATATCAGGATCCTCCATCCCTGACCGCTTTCTCGGCCGCCATCCTCTCCCTCCTCTTCTGCTTCTTGATCCGGACCTTCTCGGGGAGGGCCTCTTCCTGTCTCTCGAGGGCCATTTCGATCGCCTCGCCCAGGGTGGCATGGATGACCTTCCCCGTATTCCCCCAGACAATTGTGAGGGGACAGGGGGAGGGAGAGATCATAGTGGCCTGGGCCTGGCTCTTCGCCATCATTCTCCGGCCTCCTGGTGGATCACAGGCTGGATCTGCCTCCCCACGATCGCCCGGTGGTCTGTCGCGAGGAAGTGGATAAAGGCCGCGTCTTCTGCCTGGCCCCGGGTGGCCCCCACTTCAGAGAGGATCCTCATACATCGGTGGCAGATCGCCACATACTCATGGCGGGTCATTTAATCAGCCTCCACCCAGACGGCCTCGATCTCTCCACCCTTCCAGGGGCATATCTCCGGCGTCCTGGCGTCATCCTCGTCGCTCTCGAGATAACACCCTGGATCGCATTGTCTACACTCGAAGGCTGGCATTATGAGGACCCTCCCGCCAGGATGGTCTTCGCCGCCATCTCGCTCTTATAGTTCATGGCGATGAGACCCTCGAGGTCGCCCTGGGTCTGGGCCACGAGGCCCTCATAGGGTCCCCAGGTCACGATCCACTTCCTCCTCCCGGACGGGAGGGTCAGGCCGTACTCGGCGATCTTCTTCCCCTTGACCCTGACCACATAGAGGCCGGCACTCTCGCGCCCGGCCGGACCCCTCACAACCGAGATACGGAGGCCCTTAATCTCACGGTAAACCATAGAGATCAGGCCTCCACTTCACGGGGCGGAATGACTTCCAGCTCTCTGAACCTCTCGAAGTTCACGAAGTCGTCTTCGATCTTCGAGTACACCTTGAAGACCTCATCCAGGGTCCTGACCGCGAGGTTCTGAAGGTACTCCAGGCTAAAGTTCTGTTTCCTGAAGTGTCCCACCACTGAGTGGCCACCGTTCGGGAGGGGCTTGTATTGGATCTCCCTGACCCATTCCGGAGCCTCCTCCTGGACCGCCATGGCCACCAGGCTGGCGACCACATCGGGCCGGTGTGTGATCTCCTTCCTGGCGTTGAAGATATAGGTCTCCTGGATGACGGTGAAACTGTCCCTGACGACATACTTCGACATTCAGAAGACCCCCCGGATCCGGTCCTCGTTCGGGGGCCGGGTGATGAGAGCCCTCACAAGGATCTCGCGGGAGACCCCGGGACATTCACATACATATTTTTCCCCACAGGGGGAGACATTACTGACAGCCCGGATCCCGCTGGCCTCTGTTAAGCGCTGGGCCGTGGGCCGGGTCTCGTTCTTTTCTAACATATCAATTCTCCTTCTTTGTGTTCTGTTCGACAATCTGGACCCGTCCGGTCTGTTTCATGAACTGGACGAATGAGCGGGACGCGGGTCCCCGCTTCTCGAAGGCCGCGAGGCCGGCCTGGGTGGCGGGGATCGGGGTCATGCTTCAGCCCCACCCGGGACAGAGATCCCGATCCTGGCAGCCTCCTCCAGGAGGAGCTCGCGCATGGTCGCGCTCTGGGTTTTCCCCCTGAATTTCGCGACCTTTTCCGCGATTTCCTTTGTTTTGTGGTCTGCTCTTACTGAAATCCACATTTGTTGCACATCTCCTGTGCTACATTGTAATAAGTGTGCTACAATATAATTCTTGTGCTACAAGTGCTACATAGGTATATATATAAAAGATAATATTTATCTGTAGCACAGGAGATACAAAGGTGGCCGATGAGATGATCCATGCGAGGGTCCCTTCAGCCTGGAAAAAAGAGATCCAGGATCTCGTGGATAAAGGAGTTTATCGAGATGTGTCTGATTCTTTAAGAGAGGCGATCAGGAATCAACTCGATCCGGAGGTCCAGACCCAGAGGATCAAGAAGAAGATCCTTTCCTTGGCTGAGTCAGACCCACAAGTGAGAAAAGAGTTTAATCTTGATTAAGGTTCTTTTTCTTAAGGTTGTGCCATTCTTCGGAGTGCGCGAGTGATAACAATACTTCACGCACAATCTGACCCTCGATATTTTGGTGTGTTCCCCTATCTATTTCCATAATCGTTCAGCACCGAACCGAACAATCCATATTCACCATTCTATAATCTTTCGATAGGGGTGTGAAAGTGCCGATCTTGATCGAACGTAGCATAACGTTATGTTATGCTACTGAGTACCGAGCTGAGAGAGAGAGAGAGAGAAACGAGAACACTATATAAATATTATTCTTCAGACCCCTTTTTCTCCAGGTACTCAGCCCAGGCCCGGAGGTTCGCGGGGTTCTTCATGGCCCGCTCCATGTTCTGGATGAACGATCTCGCATCGTCTGTCAGGCCATACCCACACGCAGGACACCACTGAGATCCCGATGGGGCCATCGTCTGACACTCGGGACAGATGATCGGGGCCAGGGTCCCGAGCTTCTCCTCTTTCTCTTTCTTCTTGATCCCCGCCTTCTCGAGGGCGACCTGGTCGATATGCGCTTTATTAGGCTTCACATAAACCGCGAGCATCTGGGTCTTTAAATGGCCGAAGTTCTTCATCATGAGGTATGTCTGATCCATCCCCTCCTCGTTCTCATGGGTCATCCTGGTGGGTCTGAATATCGCCGGCGTCAGTTTCGCGATCCCGGTCCTCTTCCTGATCCTCTTAAATAATGACTGGATCCCACCGAGGGCCAGGGGCTCATAATCCCGGGAATGTCCCCGAGTCTGGAGGAAGACTGGAGAGTCCGGGAGGACCTGGCCGGGATAATCCAGCCGCCAGGCATTGATATAGGGGACGGCCATCGTGAACCTGATAAACCTCTCGTGTCCGGTCTTCGGTGTTATGAACTCCATCCGATACCCATAATCATCTTTGATCATGTCCTTCCAGGTCATGGTCGGGAGCTCCCCGGGCCTGAAGCCTCCATCATAGAGGACCGCGATAATCACCCGGTCCCTGGATGACTGACAGGCCTCGAGGACCTGGTCCACCTCATCCCGGGTCAGGAGGTCCTCGCTCTTTTTTGTATGCCAGTCCATCCCGGGAGATCGGATCTTCCTGATCTTCCTTTCCTCCACCTGGTCATTCAGGCCCTCGTCAATACACCAGAATAAAAAAGCTTTGAAGGTCTGGATCGTTCTATGGGTATAGTTCTTTGAGTATCCCCCCTCCCGGATCCCGATGACCGTCTCGAGGACCCCCTGGGTCGTGACCAGGTCCAGCCGGCCCCCAGCCTTATGTAGATGTCTGGAGGCCGTCATGAGCTCGTGGGTCCTGGCGACCATGCTCGGGATGGTGGTCCCCCGTTCGCTCTGGCGCTCGAAGAGATACCTGGTGATGAGGGCCTCCTCTTCCCGGGAGAGGTCCCCCTTCTCACGATAATGGTCGATGACTTCAGAGAGAGATCGGATCATTGCCATGAGGATCCCATCTGAGCGTTCAAATATAAAAAGGGGACAGGGTAGCGGTTAATAAGGTCTTTACACTACGGGGGTGAAGTCCTTATCAACCACTACCCTCAATTCTTCTAGGTCTCGTGGCCGATAATAATTTTGGTTTTATAAGTAAAAATACCCGTGGTATGTCTGATCGAATGGTCCTCCCACTTTCCCAGTCTCATCCCCGCACTTACAAAGATAGTTCCCATCGAAATACATCTCATCAATATAATACGGGATATGGTCTTTGTAAACCCATAATTCAATTTGATTTCCTTCAAGGAATTTTATTTCCATATTCATATCATAGGGTAATAGGCCAGCGTCCTCCAGTTGAATGGTGAGATCCCCCCCGTGAGATCCACCAGCTACGACCTTGCAGCCAGGAAGACCTGATCCATACTTGGGACTATCCCCATATACCCACCACGTTCCAGGGGGTGAGGGATATACAGTTGTTACTTTCATTGCAAATTTATGGAGTATCCAGGGCGGGAGGAATAATTCCAGATCAAGTGATAATAAATTCATATTAAAGTCCAGTGAGAAATTAAATCCTGCGAAATCAAAAGAGGGTGATACCCAACACGTTGATCCTAAATCAAAGGTGAGGGTAGGGACTGCGATCCTAGTATTATCTTTCAGATTATAAAGGATCACAGTATCCCCTATTTCAGCACCTTTTACAGGTGTAGCGAAGTTCTCCCCTATTGAAGGGACCACTAAGACCGTATCTCCAATATCCATTAGATGATCCTCGCGGTCACGGTCCTACCATCCTCCAGGAGAACTGTAGCTGTCCCGGATGTCTCGTCAATCGCAGTAACGACTCCCACATCATTCCCCGGCATTGCAGCAGCCTTCGCATCAAACAGGGCTTCAGCTTCGCTGAGTGGGTCAGGATTAGAACACCGGTACATCCTCTTGATCTGCAAAAGTTTTGTTTCACTCGTTGCCTGGATTGTTACCTTTTTCATGGCGGTTGCATCATCAATAGTATAGGAGATCGAGATGATTCTCATTGATGTTTCTGGGATCTCGGTCCACCCGATAAATCGGACCTTCTGAAGAAGTTCTAAATCGACCCTGTTTTTCAGTACAACTGTGTAAGTTTTTGCCTCCGTGCTGAAATAATCTAACAATTCTTCAGCCCTGGCCTGTACCTGTGCAGCGGTCGTGAACGCTCCTGAACTCTCCACGAACTCCACGGGGATCTCATCTCCATTCGTTACATCGGGGGTTTCAGCAGTGAAGGAGATGGAGGCCCCATTTGACTCCCGACCATAGACCGTGACCCTATTATATCTCTCGTCTCCCTTCACATCCCAGGTGATCTTATCGTCCACATATGGATCGGGCTTCGTGAAGGTCACTTCAGCAGGGAGATCGAGATAGGTGTCGATGTCATCTTCGTGGCAGAAATATGCGCAGGGATTTAAGATCCCCCCTCCGATGTCCCGCCATTTCACGATGAACACATACCGACAATAATCACATATCCTCTGGATCGCCTGGATCCTGGAGGTTGTCCGGTCGAAGTCGAAGACCCGAGTGTTCAGGGTATCCCCCCACTCATCTACCGTCTGGATTGAATACGGTTCGATCCCGGTCTCGCTCATCCAGTCATTCCCGCCGAGGAGGCCGGTGATCACGGTGGCCGGGTTCGTCGCGGCGGTGTTATGGAGATATGCCTCTGGGACCTTCCTCTGTGTTAAGAACCAGGCATAATCATATCCTGTGATCCGGCTCGTCTCATCGGCCGGGGCGAGTTGTGGCTGATTCCCTGGGAGGATCCCGGTGAAGAGGGTCCTGGATACACCATTATGATCGGTCGTGGCATAAGTGCAATGCCGGAGGACCGTCATATCCAGGTTCTTGTACTGGTGGAGGGAGATGTCAGCCCGCCATAGGGTATCCTGGATACTCTTCGAGATCGTGATCGACTTCGTTCTGACAAGGGAGAGATTCAGAAAGATCTTCGCGAATATCTTTGCTTTCATCGTCTGGGTGGGTGTAATGGGAGCTTCAAAATAATCAGTGTTTGGGGTGGATCCGACCATTGTCTGGATAAATGTGATGGTAGGGTTGAGAGAGACAATTGGAGTCTCTCCTGTTATCGTCTGGGTAAACTCGATCAGTTCGTCGAAGAAATCACCGCTTGGGAGGATACCAAGCGGTGAGGGGAGAAATGGATAATAGATAATTGTAGTATCCGGCCGGGGACCGTATTGTCTCAGGGTAAGAGTGGGTTCAGGGCTGCCATATTTTCTGACGCGGACATTATCATAATAAGCATTAATGGCATTGGGAGTCTCTCTTGCGGAGAACCCAATGTACCCGGATGTTCGATAAGTATCTGAAGTTGAGAGGATCTGAGTTCCGTCAAGAGATATGGTGAAACCCGATGATGACAATCTCACCGAATAGGAATGCCAGTTTGAATCGAGAGACGAGGAATAGGATTGCTTGGTATCCTCCCAAGCTTTAGAGAGTTGGAACACGGTTGGAGATACCCATGAGACGAAAATGGGGGCATAATAACCGGTATTAATTAGATCATAGGCACCTTGGAAAGCCCCGTCCCAATGCACAATAGTCTCGATATTCTCACCTTTTTTGGCAGAGAATTCGAGAATGTACGGTGCAGAGAAAGAGCTGACAGTACGTGCATAGGCGCGGTTCGAGCCGTCACCGCGGATTTGGAGTTGAGAACCCTGTTCGAGAACAGTTGCCGAACCCCCGCCACTCACGATTGTCCATTTGGTTGAATTCAGAGAATTATCATTGAAATCATCAAAGAAGAGGAACGTGGCATCTCCGTCACTCCCGGAGGTTGCAGACGGGTTACCGTAGTAGAGGTAGATCTGCCCCTGTTTTGCGCTTGGAACTTTGATCCAGACTCTCGCGCTGATCTTCGAAGTATATGTCTCGATCCAATATGGACAGATCGTTCCATTCTGCTGTGCAAACCGTATATCTGAGAAATCAAATTTCATCCCGGGCAACCAGGACAGGATGAGAAGATGCTGATAATTGGCAATATTCACGGGATTTGTGATCTGAATGGTTCCCCGGTATGGCCAGTTAGGATATGGCCCGCTCCCGCTGCTCCCGCTCCCGCGTTCCTTCTCCCGGAGACCGGCCGAGAGGAGGGTCTGGTGAGCCTCCGGAATGACCGCGAGGCCCGACGACTGGAGGGATGGATAGTTCCCGGGGGCCGGCATGACCCTACTCCTGGACGATGGACCAGACCGAGATCCCGGTGAGACTGTATGTGGTATCGAGGTTTGTGACCTGTACTTTGAAATATTTCACTGCCGGATTGATCGGGAATGTCACCTGGACCGAATTCCCGGCACTGACCGAGACGCTCTGAGTGGCATATTCCACGGTATCAAAGTTCGTCCCATCTCCCGAAGCGAAGACCTTGACCGTGGCCCCAGCGGTGGCAGACGCATTGAATGTCATATCCACCTCGATCGCGCACTGAAGAGCGGCGCTAAGGTCTTCGGTTGTGCAATCGTTTAAGGTTGTGCTGCCTGAAGCTGCAGCTGTTTTGTTGTCCAGAAGTTTTGTGTATGTCTTACCTAATCCCATGTTTTGTCACTCCTTTTTCTCATCCTCGTCCATGAGTACACTTACATGTGACCTGGATTGAGTCTCCGTTGTCCACGTTCCTGGCGGTAGCCCATAAGTGCCTGAACCACATCGTTCCACCACTTGCGGCATTGAAAGCCCCGACCTCCCGGATCGCCTTCGTTCCCGACGCCGTCCAGGTCTTCTGAAGGACAGTTTTATAATCCGCCTCATAACTGCATGTCGCGGCCGCTCTTGCGAGTCCAGAGTCAGTGATAGGTGACACCAGGGCAGTGTGATTGTTCGCCTCTGCTGTCGTCCCGGTCCCAAGCTCCAAGTATGTCATGGGTGCGACGGAATCGATCCCGGCCGCCCTCTTTGCAGCCCAGACGAGTCCGTCATTTGAAATAGTTACCATTCTTTTTTTCCTCCCTCTCATTCAGGATTCTGTCGATCTCATATCGGGGGATAAAATAGAGTTCCCCACCAGGTTGAATTGATCCCCGATCGATGGACTTCACCGGCCGGATCTCACATGCCAGGCAGGAGTCCCTATTATACTCCGGACACTTACAGGAGCACCAGTAGGGTGGCGGTCCCCTGATCACCATCTCCACTTCTATCTCCTCGAATCCCACTCTACCCGTGACGATCTCTTCAGGCGGCATAATCCTTCACTAACCTCACCTTATATTTCCATCTCGTCCCACCAGAAAGCTCCTCATAAGTGATTTCTCCTATGATCGCGCAGTTTGAATAAGTTCCTGCGAGGTCTCCCCCGGTGATGACGAGCGATCCCTTTGTCCCTGTGGTCTGGACACTTGTTTTCCCAGAGAGGAGGACTGAGGTCTTCGTGATCCCGCTTTTAGCCACGATCGCGGTAATATCTGCGAAGTCCTCGGTAAGACATTCGATCTCGATCTCAAAGTGAGAGTTATAGATGACTTTTGGCCTCAGGGGAGAGGGGTTCTTCAGTTCCACTCCATCAAATGTGATCGTCGTCATGTTGATGTCCTATATCCCTTCTGCTGGCGCTTGCTCGCCATCTGCTGGCTGATCTTCTGGATCACCTGGTTTGCAATCTCTTCAGCATTCGATCCTGCTCCGTTGATCACAATGGCCCCGGCGGCGATGTTCACAGACCCTCCGGCACCGCCCCAAGATCCTCCTCCGGCTCCACCAGCAGCAGAGGCGACCGGGGCGGCCAGGTTCTCACTCGCTGACTTCGCGGCTTCCGGCCCTGCCTTCTCCATCCCCTGGCTCATCCAGGTCCCCCAGTTAGGAGTCTCCGCGAGCGGCCCCTCTTTTGCCGGGGAAAATGGAAAGAGAGCCCGGACTCTGTTCAGGGCGTTCGCGATCGCGGTGACAATCCCGCCAGCGGCCGCCACGATCCCATTCACCATACTGGTGATGATATTCGCCCCGGCGTTGTAGAATCCCCCGGCGACACTTCCGATCATTCCACGAATAGCGCTGAACATCTGGGAGAAGACACCCTGGACCTGTCCAGCCATCGCGTTGAACGCCCCGCCGATCCCGGCGAATGCAGATCCGGCATATCCAGCAATTGCTCCTATCCCAGAGAAGGATCTGACAAGTCCCACCACGGAAGCCCCGAGCCTCCCGACCGCCTCACCCGCCTGCTGGAATGGCTGGACCATGAGCTCTGGGATCCTGGCGAAATCACCTTGGACCAGTGCGATGATCGCGGCCCCGATTGACCCGATGGGGGCGAGGACGATCTTCAGCGCGTCCATTATAACAGATCCAATCGGGGAACTTTCAATCGATCGTCCGAGATCGGAAATCCCACTTAGAATCCCAGTTTTGAGCAGGACCCAGACACCGGCGAGACCCAGGACCGCCCCCGCCCCAATCGCAGCGGCGAGGGATCCTCCTGCGGCCATGCCTCCTGCCGCAATATCAGTCGACATCCCGGCGAGGAGACCGGATATTGCACCTGGTATAGATGCCAATGCACCTGAGATAGAGGTAAGTATCCCCCCAAGTCCAAGCATTTTAAGCGCGGCAATGCCCATGAGTGCGGGTCCGACTGCCTGAAGACCTTGGGCAGCGTAGAGACCCATCCCGCCAACAGCTTGCAGGGGTTCCGGAAGTCCGATCAGAACGTCCGCCAGCCCTTTGGTTGCGTCTGATGTGATAATCATCGCCGGGGCCATCGCCTCCCCGAACGCGATTTTTGCCTCATCCGCCTTGTTATTGGCAATCGCTATCTGCGAATGTACTGATCCGAGTTTTGTTGCTAACTGTTCTTCCTCAAGGTTGAGATCCTTCATTTTGTCTTTGAGATCGACAAGTTTTCCGGATGCTCCTGCAGCCGCATCTCCCTGATCCCGGATTTCGGCATTTGCATCGTTTGCATTATCTGCCACACCACGCAAGGAAGATTCAAGGCCCGAAATCTCATCGTTGTAATCGCTGATTTTCTCCTGGTTGTTTTTCAGCTCCTCCCTGTTTTTCTCCTGTGTTTTTGTCAGGTCTGCGATCTGTTGGTCAATTTCACGAATGCGGAGTTTTGCGCGTTCCAATCGGATCGAGTATTCCTCCTGGGACATATTCGCATCGCGCTGGCCGCTCGTCAGTTTCTCCAGGTCGACAACAGCCTGCCTCCGGGAGAGCTGCAGGCTTTCCATCTGGAGATCGCCGCGCTTCAGGGAATCGGTCAACGACTCGTTTGCGTCCGTAAGTTTAGTAATTTCATCTGTGACTTCGGCAACCTGCAGAGAGAACATCGCATAGGCAACAGACGCATCGTTGCTTGCATCCACCTGATCCATGAGCGCGAATGCCGCCCGCTGGCCGTATGTGCCAAAGAGATCGGTGACAATTCCCATGCGTTCGGCGTCATCGGTCACAAGGGAGAGCGCAGTCTTCAGGTCTGCAAGAATGTCAGTAAGGTCTCTGAACTTCCCCCCGGAGTCGGTGACAGAGATACCCATACTTTTCAGGGTCTCAACGGTATTCGGATCGGTAAGCTGGATCAGCATCCGGTTAAACGAGGTCCCGGCCTCTTCTGCATTTGTGAAGGAGTTCTGAAGAGCCACGTTATAGGCGGCCAGGTCAGAGAAGGAGATCCCGAGCTGCGAGGCGACACCGATATTTTTCATGATCTCCGTCATGAAATCGGTCATCTCGTATTTCCCAACCCCAACAGCATTGGCGAAGACCTTGGTGATTTCAGCAGCAGTATATGTCTCCTCCCCATACGCGCCCATGACATTGATGATCGCGTTTGTTGCCTCTGCCATCTGCATAGACCCCGCAACTGCAAGCTGTGCGGCTTCGGGGATCGTGGCCATCATGGTCTGGTAATCGTACCCGACCGAGACCATGAGGTACATGGCATTCGCGAAATCTGTCGCGGTGATTGGCATGGTAGAGGAGAGATCGAACGCCGCGTCACGCATAGAGTTAAATTCATCCGTGGTGAGTCCGCCGAGAGCTTTCACCTCGGTCATGGCAGTATCGAAATCGAGAAACGCATCCTGGACCTGGTGAGACATCTCGGTTGCAGCAATCCCGACCCTGGTGAAGGCGGCCCCGAGGGTCATCAGGCCGGCTCGGGAGGAGGTTATCCCCGCCCCTGTCTGATCATTCGCGATAATATCATAGGCGACCGCCCCGAGGGCCCCGATTACGCTTGCCATGTCTGATTATCCTCGTCTTTGTTTTCTCTCGATCCTCGCTTGTTTTTCATTATACCACGAGAGCCAGAAGGCCCGGATCTCGTCAGGGAGACCCGCCCAGTCCCGGGGGTCCAGGATCCTCATGTGATGGAGAAACTCTCCGTAATTCTGGCCCTGGTCTGTCTGGGCGAAAGGATCTGAGGGAATTGATTCTCCTGACCCGATCGGCCTGTTGTTCATACCAGGCGAAGGTCACAGCCAGCATATCGGAAACCGCGAACCTGTCCCGGTTTTTCTTTAACCACTCTTTTGTGATGAGTGGGTTCGCGGTGACGATTTCGAGGATCTCATAGGCAATCTCATCCATCCTGGCTGGCGTCTTTGGGTCATTCAGATCCAGGGTGGTCCTCTCTTTCTCGAGCCGCTGGATCTTCTTCCCCTCGGCTTCCGAGAGACAGGCCCGGAGAGCGATGGTGTCCCCATTCCCAAGGTCCACCTCTACGTATTCCGTCCGGACCCTCCTCTCGAGGAGCGCGATCTCTCCGGCCCAGCGCTCCCGCTCAGCGATCTCCCTGACGTTCCTCGCCTCGAAGAGAGGCTCAGCCTCTTTTAGGATCCTCTGAACCTCGGCTAACTCTTCTGGAGTGTGCTCGCGGACCACAGGGGATCACCTTATGCATTCACGCAGGAGACCACGATGTCAGTATCAGGATCCTTCACGAAAAACTCCATGTCATCCTCGAGGATCTTCGAGGCATCAGTGAAGTTAAATTTCGCCTTGTTGAACATGACGTTCGAGAGTGTGATGGTAATGTTATTGCTGCCATCCACAACAGCTCCGACGAGCGAGAAACTCTTTGGCTCACCAATGACAGTCGTGGAGTCTCCCGCGCGGTACTGGACGAGGAGCGTCCCCCCATCCCCAACAATCCCTGCCAGAGCCACGTGAGTGAGTGTCTTGAAGACCTGGGTGCTCTCGACATAGGAATTCTGGGCCAGAGTGCCTATAGGGATTGTTTCGGATATTGGGTTATCTCCTGCGTCCGTACCGATCAGTGTGGCAGTCCCGCCAGTAGTGATCGGGGCTGTGAGTGCCTGGAGTCTCACCCTGGATGGGCTTGATGGTGTCGTATCCGTCATATCGGTGATGTTCTCCGATCCGCTCCCTGGATACGTCAGCCCCGCGTGAGCGGTAGCGGTCTCCCCGGTGGTGGGTGTCGCGTTCATCATCGCCTGGATGAGGTTCGCGTCTACCTGGATTCTCTTCAGTTTGCCTTTGCACGATACTTTGCCCGGGACGTTCAGGTCTGACCACTTCCCGGATCGGGCATGGGTGGCAATTCCACGGGTGATCTCGAAGTCGAACTCAGCGACCGCGAAAGCTGCACCCGCATAGGTCACGGCCCCATGGACCCCCGTATAATACTCTTGTGTCATTTTTCTCTCCTGTGTTTTAAGTGTCCGTCACGCTATACTCGAAGGAATACCGAAGGACTTTATGGAAGGCCTTCAGGTCCTCGTCATAATGATCGCTGGATGAGATCCTCTCCCAGCTCCTGGTCCCGGCGATCCCGGCGAACAGAAGCTCATCGATCCGGTAGGCGATCCTATCCAGGTCCTCCCCGCTCGATGCGATCCAGATGTCTACCTGCAGGACGGGGGATAGGTCACGACTTTTGTGTGTTTTATACCCAACCCTGAGCTTGGATTTCTCGCTGTTCTCGTCAAGGGTTACAGATGGGACCTTCGGGGTCTGTGCGGGGTGTCTGCGATAGATATATGCCCCACCAAGGTATCCTAGGAGGGTTGCGTCAGCCTTCAGGGCGTTCCTGACCGCGGCGAAGATTGTGGTTTTCATGTTAATCACAGTGTTTTATGATCCCCATGACCAGATAGTCCTCAAGGATCGCCAGGGTCTCTGGCTCTTTCTCTTTCACCGCATCCAGTATGAACGGTCTCGCCTTCATCCTCGAGGTCCCCTCATGGACGTGGATCGCATACTCGATCCCATTGTAGATCGTCCCCTGAACATAGTCCTCAGAGACCTCCACAAGGCTTCGATTATTCGCCCGTAGTGTCCCGGTATCGAACGGAGCCTTATAATAGGGGCTCTTCCCAGGAGTGCAATTCTCTTTCGCCAGACCCTCGATGTTCAGACAGGCCCGGTTTAATGCAAGCTCGAGGGCTGGGATGGTCTCAGCCTTCACCATCATGAGTTTCGCGGCCATCTGTTCCACGGTATAGATCCCCATGGTCAGGACCCCCCTCCAAGAAGTTTTGAGAAGAAGGCGAGGACGGCCAAAAATCCCCCGGCGAATCCACCGGCCGCCCCGGTAACTGACCCAGTGACTGCAGCGGCTTTCAGTTCTCCTTTCCGGGTGTTCTGCCACTCCTTCAGGGCTTCGATGTCCTTATCGTGCTTCTCCAGGAGTTTCGCGATGTTCTCCACCTGAGGAGATCCGGATCGCTCGATCTCTCTGACACGACACTCAAGACCTTTATAGTGTTCCTGGAGCTCGTCCATCCTCTCGAGGATATTCTCGGTCCTCTCGTCCAGCCTCTCGAGGAGCGCCATGGCCTTCTGATCAACCATCAGGCCGTCACCTCCTGGAGGACGATCTCGTAATGATCGATCCCGAACCTTCCCACTCTGGCCAGGACCCGGGAGATCGCATAAGCCCCCGTGAATCCCTTCTGGGTCGTGGTGATCCTATAATCAGTATCGTTGATCGTGACAGTCCCAGGGAGCATGACCGCGAGGGGGGCCTCCTGGACCTCTCCCGCTGAATGCACCTTCAGGCCGCCAGTGGCGCTCTGGTAGTAGAACCGACATGTGACACCATCCTGAGACGTCCCCCACGTGTACTCTGACTCTCCGTATGTGTTCTCGTAGTCAGCGTTCGTCCCGTTCGCCAGGGCTGCCCCGGAGTGCTCATCTCCAAGAACCTCGTTATCCTGGAAAGTCCCCGAGACGTTTGTCAGGATCACATACCCAGCGGCCGTTCCAGATGCCCATGACCCGGTCTCCAGGGTGACGCTCTCAATATCTCCGGTGGCTTTTGAGGTCTCGCCATCCATGGTGTCCCCCACCGTGAAAGCGACCGATCCATTGTCGAAGTAAAGCTTTTGCTTTTTCTTCCTCACCTGGATCGTCGCAGTGTGAATCAGTGAGGCGGACCTCATCGGTTCACCTTCCGGAGATAGTACTGGTCCCCCGCGTTTGCGTTCACCAGGATATAATCGTCCACGAGCGCCCAGGCGTCAGCGGTCAACTTCGCGATTGCCTGGTCGATGTTGTCGGAGGCTGCATAGTCCCCCACCTTGATCGAGCTCGGCTGAGTCCCGTCCAGGCGGTACCTTGTCAGAAGTCCGGCGATCGAGAGTTTCAGGCATGCTGATTTTATCCCCGGGGCCGCTGACCCGGAGAGGGAGAACTTCGCGAGCCTCGTATCGATCTCACGCTCGGCCTGGTTGATGATAGGCTCGAGGACAGTGGTAGGGTCAAGAGTTGTTCCTGTCAGGGCCACCAGTTCGGCTGTGGTGCAGTAAGTGACGGTCATCTCATGGCCCCCCACTGTTATCCCGTATGTCGATCACGTTCGACCGCTTCGATGTGTTGGGGTCCAGGGGGGTGGTGTCCAGTAGGAAAGTGTCGTCATTGTATATCCCGCCCCCCTGACTCCCGGTGATGTCCAGGTAATCCAGCTCGGCCTGGGTGAAGGAGGTTTTATCCTTCATCGCCAGGTTCCGCTGTCTCGCCCACTCTCCCGAGAGGATCTTCACCGTCCTGGAGGAGATCATATGACCCCTCCAGAGGCTCAGTACTCTATCCGGCAGATTGCCCCGGCCTGGATATAGTTGATCCCGAACCGAGCGGTCACAGGACACTCCATGATGTCGCGAGAGATGTCCTCGGCCTTTTTCATGGTGATGTCCCTCTTCATGCCGATCGCGGCGGCGTTCCTGGAGTCGAAGACCACCATTCCGATGTCCCCGTCGCTGTCATAGTCCCAGGTATACGACGATGACGCGAATGGTTTAGAGGTGGTGGTCAGGGCGACATCACAGACCCCTACCTTCAGACCGAGGAGATTCGGGAGACGCCCGGCCATGGCGGCCTCGGCCCCGATATATGAGGTGGGGACGAACTCCTTCAGGACCACGCTCTCGGCATCGGCGCACATGACTACACTGTCCGGCTGCCACCCTGCACCCTTGACAAGACCACGAGCAGCGGCAATGGCCTTGATTCCCTGATCTGACCCGCCGGTGTCCTTCTCATACGTGGCATTGTCGATCAGGTATTTCAGACATCCCAGGTTCAGGGTGTTTTCGATCCGCTCTCCAGCCTTTCGGACTTCCATGGCCATGACAGCATACATGGAGTCTTCGATCATCTCGTTCGTGATATACGGCATATCTCCATATTTCACAGCCGTGATGTCAGTGTGTCCATAGTCCTGCTGGTTGAGGTGGATGTCGCCACCCTCGCTGATAGCGGGAGCATATGTCCCGGCAGACCCCTTCGGGATCCGGAGTGTCGGCCCGGTCATCGGATAGATCGGGAGCATGTTCCGGAAGCATTTCGCCGGCTCGGCCCCTTCCAGTACTGTTGCGAACATCTGGGTCTGGACAAGGGTGGTGTTCTCGATCTTCGTGGAGAGGAGGAGCTCCCTGGCCCTCACGATCTTTCCCTCGTGCTCAACAGTGAGATCCCGGGGGATCTTTCGCTCGACAATCCTCTTCCGATCTCCATTGTCGGAAAAGGCGAGCTCGAAGTACGTGGCCAGGCGTCTCTCCATCGGTCCCGCGTACTGGAGATCCCTGACCTGTGTTGGTGTCAGATCCATGATTAGCTCACCACCGTGTGATCGCTATAGAGGACGAGCTCCGGCCAGACCAGGATCTCTCCAGTCCCTCCACCTTCGATGTCCTCGAGTGCTCGGCCAACGATCCAGGCATGATGATCGACCGTGGTGTCGTTTGTTCCGTCGATTATAGTGCTGGCAAGGTCTGCCCTTGGTGTGAACTCCGAGACCGTCCCTTTTACTGCATTGTCGTTCGTCTGTACAGGGGCCCCGGCATCGATCGCAGTTGTATCATCGGCGTTCGCCACGATCACCCGGCATCCCGGGCCGGCGACGGTTACAAGTTCTCCTGATGCGGCGTCATGGATCGCAACTCCGATGGGGTACTCCCCAGCAGTCTCGTCCATGCACACCACGGTCTTCGAGACCCCTGCGGCCGCGAATCCGACCACCTGGCCAGCCTTAATCGTCTCCCCAGCCACGAAATCATCGAAGATGACCCCGCTCTTCCCCACGAGAACCTTCTGGATCGTGGGGAATGCCGAAATATCAGCCATTTGTTTAGACCTCCCTGAATATCTGGCCGTTCCTGATTACGATCCCCGCGGTATCCGGCTCGGCCAGTTCTTTCTCCTGCTCGCCCATGTTCGCTTTTGGATCCCGTGGGCTCTCTTCCAGTTCCTTGACCCTGGCTTCGAGTTCTCCAAGCTTTCTCAGCTTCTCCTCGTCAGCCTTCCGGGCCGCCTCGAGCTTGCCGATCTGCTCGGCCAGCTCCTTCCGCTCGCCCTCGGACTTCGCGAGGGCTTCAGACAGGGCCTTCACCTGGCCCTTCATCTCTTCGAGTTCTTTTGACTCCATGTCATCCTCCTCGAGCTCCTTGTCAAAGTCTCTGTAATGACCCGCCAAGTGAGCTCTCACTTTCTCTTTCATGTCGACCGGGACGGGAGATCCGCCCCTGGCACCACCAAGGGCAGCCATGGCGGCCCTCACTCCTGACCAGACAACGTTGTGCGTCTTCGGGTCGTGATGGGGAAGTTTCAGGCCGCCGAAAGTGTCCAGGCTCTCCACATAGGCAAAATGAGAGGCGATCGCGGTCTTCTCTGCCTGGGAGAGGTCACCCCATTCTTTATCAGTGAAGTCCCCCAAGGTCGGCCGAGACCAGCCAGCCCCCTCATCAGCCTTCCCATATCCCTTCGGATTCCCAGGCACGTATCCCAGACGCCGATCGTCTTCCTCGTTCAGGCGGCACTTCTTACAGGCCCCCTTATTCACAATCGCGAGACCGAGAAACTCCAGTGAGATCACATCATACACGCTCTCCTCAGGGTTCCACACCTCGGTCCCGATGTGCTCCACGCTCACGAACTCAGCCAGGCCAGCCTTCACCATCATCGCGGTGTCCCGGCTCTGGGTGTTCTGACCGTGGAGGAAGACGTCCCCCACCACAGCCCTGTCCTGATAATGAGGGTCGATAACGGTCCCAATTTTCTCGGTGATATTCCGAGGTACACCTCCGGCATGACGAGACCAGACAGACTGATCCCTCCAAGCCTTCGCGAATTGCTCGAGGACCTCACCCTTATACCTGGCGGGTGTCTGGACATTCGAGTCCGTCCAGGTCCCTTCAGCCAGGAGAGGGACGTCCTTGATCAGGAGACCGCCGTCCTTATCCTGGAATTTAAGAGAATTGAGCTCAATTTCAAGAGCTCGAGAATACGTCTGTTTTGTGTTGCCTTGTCCAGGGTCAGGCATACAGAAATATGATTGGTAGTAATATAATTGTTTTTAGGAATGTCGTGTGAGTAATATTTAAAGGATCTTCACGAGTGTGGTGATCATAGATCTTTAATCCTCCTTCTCATCTGGACCTGAAATATCTCAGAATTATGATCAAAATTTTCCCGCGATCTTACGAGTGCTTGATCGAGGAGGATGTCGATCGCTTCCACAGACCCGAGATACTGGTCCACGATCCTGGCGTACTGGAGGACTAGGGAGGGGTTCATATCAGGAGATCCCTCATGAGACGAGAGTATCGCCTCGGATCTGATCTCCTGGACCCACCAATCATTTAACGAGAGGAGCTCCTGGAGAAGGGCGATCTTTTTCATACATGAGTCTGTCCCGACCGTCACCTGGCTCGCGGTGTGGAGAAGTTGGTGGATCCTGATCCGGACCTCGTCCTTCACCTGGTCCGGAGTTATCTTGTCAGGTGGCTGGGGTGGCTCGAGCATTGTCGGGGGTCTTGTTCTTCTTGGTCACTGCCTTCTTTTTCTTCGGGGCTGATGAGGCTGGCTTGGCTGGTGGAGTGGAGAGGTCCGCCTCAAGGATCCTGACATGAGGAGTCTCCATCCTCTCCAGGTCCTCGAGCTTCTTCAGGTAGTCCCGGACTGTCTGGGCGGTCCTGTACCCCCCGTTCAGGTGGGAGAAATAACACCCCAGGGACCTGGCCGTGACTGATGGGAAGTCATGGCGGTGGTCCTGGATATATTTCTCCTCTTCTGGGTGGAGAGGGCGGCCGGACACCATCAGAACACCACCTCATTCTCATCCTGGTCATCCTGGTCAAGGATGGAAAGAATCTTCAGGTGTGGGATCTTCTCTTCTGCGATCTGGGCCATGGCCTGGGCCATGTCTGGGATATACTCCCCGAGCTTCTCTTCGGTGATCTTCCGAGAGGCGAATGTCTCAAGGATGCTCTCAAGGGTTTTATCCCTTGATGTCCATGTCTCTCCATCTGTCCAGGCCTGGAGGCCGTTCAGTTCGATTAGTACTTTACTCATCAGAATGTCCCCCTGGCGATGTTAATGAGGAAAACAAAATATTCAGGATCCTTTGATGCTAAGGCCCCGGGCTGAGTATATAGGTATTGAAGACCCATAGACGTGAGCTCAGTCGCCCTCCCGTTGTAATCTTTCCCCATATAAGCGCTCAGAAACTTATCTTTTCTTGTGACTTCGTTCGACCTGTATCCTCTCAATCCCGTCGCCCTTTTCAGTCCTATAAGGGGTTCCTCGGCGGTCCTGTATTTATAGAACCTGAGCGCCTCCTGGAGCCTCACAGGGTCCCTGATCTCAAGAGTGTGGCCGAGTTCGTGGACGATCGTGGAGGCCGCGTCACTCGTGGCGATGTTGATTGATCGGCCATCGAGTGAGGTCGAGGCCCTGGCCCCCGCCCTGAGCGTGTTGATCTTCACGGGGTTTGCAGTTGAGTATTTATCTGAGACAACCATCTCCCCGAAGAACTTAAAGGCCTTATCTACAGATCCCTTATTCTCTTTATAGAGCTTAGAGGCCTTCGAGAGATCATAAGTCACCTTGGTGGGAGTCTTGAGTTTGAGGATCTCATGGATGTCATACCGCCCAGCTGTCTTGATGTTGTTCAGGGCATCAACGAGCGGGGCCTTCTTTGCCTCAATCGCAGCGATCTTCGGCATATACTCACGAGTCCAGAGAGCCAGGGCGTCCATTCGTTCCTTATCTGTCCTCGCAGAGTTAAAGATCCGTTGCCATTCTTCGCCGAGCTTCCCGGCTTCGTTGTGGTATCGGTGGATCTGGTCACTCAGCTCGCGATATTTCGCCTCGTATTTGCTGACGATCTTCTGAACCTTTGGGAGGAGGTCCTGGCCTCTTTCAATCCCCTCCCGGGTGGTGGCGGTCTCCTCTGGATTTGTTGTCTTCCCAGGGATCTCGATCACGGGTGTTATGGTACATCGACAGTTTGGATGAGCGGGGATCGGCGGGACCTCGTGGATGTCATAGACATGACCATCGCGGTCCATGCAGATGTCACAGCATCGTGGAGGATCGCCTCCCGCGAGCCATTTCACTTGTGTGACCCCGTATTGAGAATATCTGATGAGAGATCCCTGGTTCACTGCGTACATATGTTCAGTCCTGGCGATCCGCTCGGCTGATGACTTCCCGGAATCCATGACGTCCCGGACACGCCTCTCGAGCTTTGGGATGCCCTCCCCACTCCGGATCCCCTCCTCGAGGGTCGTGATCAGTCTCTTCCCCATCTCGTCCGTCATTCCCTGGTTAAAGGGGGGGT